GCTTCGCCATGATCTAGTCCTCCTGTGGGACGTCGACGTTTGCGCCCTTCATCTTACCCGACGGCTTCGGCGTTTCGGGAATCACACGCCCCGACTCGACCAGCACGTCGATCCGCTCCACCTCGGCCTCCGTGATCGTCTCGCCGCCAGTCTTCCCAGCGACGACGAACCCGTCGACCACTACATACTGCTTTGCCATCCTATGAGCTCCTTGTCATCGTGACGAACCTGAAGTCGACCGCGAGATACGTCGTATCGTTTGCGTCGATCGTCTGGATGTTCCCAGCCGACTCGACGATGCTAGTCTCGACCGTGCCGCCGAGCGTCCGGTCCTGCTCGAGCGCCCACCGCACACCACCACTCCCATACGAGAGAAACGTGTCGAGCAGGCGCTCCGACGAGCGCTCCGCCGCGCGGCCCACAATCACTGTGACGTCATAGTTATGGGTCGTCAGGCCGCCGGCCATCGCGTCGTGATACTCGATCGACCGCAGACTCGGGAATGCCATCGGCACGTTCACGTTGTCGGGCTGCCGATCGTACGTCCTGAGTCCGTTGATCCGGCCGAGCGCCATCGCGATCGCCGTCTTGACCTGGCTTACGCTGCTCATCGAATGTTCCGCATCTTCCGATACGGCATCACGAGCTGCTCGACATCAGGGTCGAGGAACCGGCTCACGCGGACGGCGCCGAAATCACCGAAGCCGGCGACACCGAGCGGCGAGTCGTACCGCTTGAAGATCCGCGTCGACTGGATGATCGTCGCCACCTCGATCGCCTTCGGAACCGCCGGCCACCCGTAGACGCCCGTGATGCGGACGAGCGCCTCCTCGGCATCGCCGAACGCGTTCCCGACCGGCCACACATAGTCCTCGATCGCGCGAACCCGATCATACGCCCACGCGATCCCGTCGAGATTCCCATTCAGCGGCTCCAGCTGGTAGTCCGTCACATCCCACGTCACCCACGTCCCATCCGCCGAAGGCTGCGACTCGACCGTGATCGCCGTCCCCGCCAAGTCATCCGTCTGCAGGACGAGCGGATCGCCCGTCGCGAAGTAGCGCGTCACGGTGCCGGACTGGTAGAAGTTCCGCATCGCGTACCCGTCGATCAGCCTGGAGGCCGACTCGACGGCTCCCTCGAGGAGCGTGTCGTCCACGCTGTCCGTGATCCTGAGCGCCGCCTTGACCTGATCCAGCGTCGCATACCCATTCGTGATGGCCATGCTAGTAGTGTACCCGCCGCTCGAGGCGATCCCGCACAGCGTCACAAACGCGAACCACGCCCTCCTCAAAGCTGACCTCAGGCACGACGCCGAGGATCTCCTCCTGGGCGCGAAGGTGCGGACGCTTCACCAGCGTCATACGGCCCGGCAGCGTCGACAAGACGACGAGGCGAGGATCAGCTGAGAAACGACTATTGATCAGGTTCGCCAACTCGAGGATCGGTCGGATATCAGGATGCCCGATGTTCGCGACGAGGTACTCGCCCTCGTACTCGCCGGCCGCGATGATCGCGCGCACCGCATCCGAAACATGAAGCCACCCACGAGCACTACCCGTATGCACAGAGACGGGATTGCCGAGCGCCAACTCGTGCGCGAATCGGATCATTGCCGAGCGATGATCGCCGAAATCCTCGCGCTCGTCATACATCATGAACGGCCGCAGCGTCACCGCCTGAAGACCATTCGCCGCCTCGTACTCGACGAGGCGCTCGCCGAGAAGCTTCGACAAGCCATACCGATTATTCGGCTCGGGATACATCGTCTCGCGCATCAAGTTCGGCGTGTTCCCGTACACCTCACTCGTCGAGAAGTAGACGAACCTGGAGCCGCTGCGCTTCGCGATCTCGAGCATGTTCTGGGTGCCGACGAGGTTCGTGTCGATCGCCATGCTCGGCGCGTCCTCGCACGTCACGCGACTCACCATCGACGCGAGATGGAAGATCACCTCCGCATGGAACTCCTCTATGCCGAGAAGGTCCGCAGGGTTCCGCACGTCCGCCGTGATGTAGTTCGCGCGCCACGCCGGCCGCGTGTCGATGCTGATCACCTCGTCGCCGCGCTCCTCGAGGGCGCGCACCAGCGGCGCTCCGATGTTCCCCGCCGCTCCAGTCACGATCGCTCGCACTACCTCATCCCCTTCTCGCGCGCATACGCCGCGATCTGCTCGTCCGCCATCCGCCGAGTATCCGCGTCGAGGCGGACGCCGCTGCGCGTGTCGTGCGCGTTCCCCTCATCGAACACGATCCGCACCGTGTCCGCCTGGTACGTCTGCGCGCCAGCCGCTGCGGCGTCAATGTAGAACGCCCAGTCCGACGAGTAGATATTCTCGCGGAACCCGCCGACCCGATCGAACAGGCTCCGCTTGAACGGCGCAGCGCCCGGCAGCGTCAGGACACGACCGATCGCCGCAGGATCCCAATAGCCGCGCCACTCGTCGCCGCGAAACTTCCACCGGATCGCGTCGACCAGCAGCTCGGCACCAGCCTCATCAGCCGCGTCGATCTCGTCAAGCGCGCCCGGCAAGTAGCGATCATCAATACAGCACACGCTGATCCAATCACTAGTGCAGGCGCGCATGACCTCATTCCACCGCTCCGTAAATCCAGCAGACTCGAGCACGATGCCGGATATACGGATATCCAAATCGTCCGGCACGGCATCAAACATGCCTGCGAAATCGGGATCCTCGTACGCGACGACGATCTCGTCAGGCTTCCGCCTCAGCTCGCGCACGGCGTCCCACCAGCCCGGCACGAACTGCGCGAAGTCGACGCCCCACGCCGCCGTCGCCACACTCACCGTTACCCGCATACCGCGTCCCAGTAGACGCTCGGCGCCTCCGCGACAAGCCGGCGAAGCACGTCAGGATCATCCCAGCCTGGCACGCTGGTCACGCCGACATGAGCATTCGCAAACACCTTGCAGCCGCAAAGCACCGCCTCGATGACGGCGCGGCCCTCAGACTCGAACGCGAGCGGAAGATGAATGAATGCCTCGGCGCGTCGCATCATCATGATCACGTCGCGGCGCTCGTCGCGCGTCATCACCATCAGCGGATACCCCTCACGCGCCGCGCGGACCCGCGCATTCGCCAACCCTTTCAACGGATGATCACGACACGCCGCCACCGCGAACGGCTCCTTCACCGCCGCCGGGTACAGCTCGGACTCGTCCATCGCGCTCAGCACGAGAATCGCCTCGCGCGGACTCGACCACGCGCGCGTCTTTGAAAGATGCGCCGGCGTGTGAACGACGAGACGCCGCGCGCGCTCAATGAGGCGCGCCTTCCACCGCTCCGGCCGCGTCGCATGATGCAAGAACACCACCGGATGAAACGCCTCAAGCATCCGCCCGCCATGCTCCGACAATCCCTCAAGGCTCGTCACCAGCACGCGGTCGACCGTCTCGGCCTCGTCGGGCGTGATGTACGCCCACTCCACGCCGTCCGGCGCGTGCGCCAGATACTCGGCATCCGACAACTCGGCGCCGCCACGATACGCGCCAGGAAGCCACCCCTCGCCCGCATCCTCCGCGACCGGCTGATGCGTCGAGACGACGCCGATCCTCACGGATCCCACCTGGCGATCGTCTCCATCACCGGCCGCCAATGCTCCGCAAACACGCGATCCGCCTCGTACGCGCGCATCCCCTCGACCGCCTCCGTGCTCGTCGCGCCACGCTCCCGCGCGTACGCCTGCTCGAGCGCGCGCACGATCTGCGACACATGCGGCGTGAAGAACCACGAGTTCTGGAACGCATCCCACAACGGCTGGCCGTCAATCACCCAGCCATCCGCGACGAGCTCGGGCTGCGCCGTCCAGTTGCTCACGATCACCGGCGTCCCGCACGCCTGCGCCTCAATCACCGGCACGCCGAACCCCTCGCCGGCGCTCGTGGCAAGCAGCACGTCCGCGTCCGAGTAGAGCGCCGCGAGCGCCTGCTGCGGCATGTTCATCCGGTACAGGTACTGGTTCACGAACCGGACCTGATCATCGCGGATCCCGCACGCGCGCAACAGCGGACGAAGATCCACACCTCCGAGCGCCGACGACTCCTCCGTGTGCAAGTAGAGGATCGCGTCAGGCTTGTCGTGCGCGAACATCCCGAACGCCAGGAGGTTCTCGCCCCACGACTTCCTCGGCGGCGTCCGCCCCTTATTCGCCGAGTTCATCATCACGACGAACGCCGAGTCGTCCTCGACTTGCATGATGTCGCGCCCGCGGATCCGCTGGCCCTTCGCGTCGAGGAAATCCGGCGTCGGCTTGAAGACGCGACCATCGAACGCGTGCGGCGCGTACAAGCACTCGATACCGTCGTGCCGCATCATCTCCTCACCGAACCGGCTCATCGCGATCGGAAGGACATTCGGCTTCCGCAACCACTCCGCCACCTCGGGCGGCGCCGGCTTGTGATCGATCGGCACCCACGCAGCGATCTTCGGGATCCGATCGATGCTCGGATTCTTCAACGCCCACACATCGAACAGCGTCACGACCACGCTCGGCAACTCCGAACCACTAGCCCAATGCTGCGAATGCGCCATCAGGATATCGTCCGAGTATGCCGTCACACCAGTCGGGTACAGCTTGATCCCGTTCCACTCCGTCTCTGAGCCCTGGAGGCCAAAGTTGCACGCCACGGCGACCTCGTGCCCATCAGCCTGCAACCGCTCCACGGCCTGAGCCGTCTGCACGCCATACCCCGTCGGCGTGAACGGCGCATTCGACGCCCACAAGACGCGCAGCGGCGTCACGCCCTGCGCCACGCTCTTCCGCTTCGCCGCCACGCGGCGCGCCTGCCGATTCGACACGATGCCTCCCAGAAAGCCAAAGGGCCGCCCACCCCGCAGGATGGACGGCCCAATGGTACCGCGCTCGTCGGCTAGGCTACGCCGTGCCGCCGATGAACGTTTTGATGTGGCTGGGCTGGGGCAGCGCACCATCGCATCGCATGGATGCCCTGAACGTGATCAGATCCGCGTTGAACGCGTACTCGTCGGAGCGGTCGAGGCGGATGCCGCCGACCGTGCGGACGAAGTACGAGGGGAGGTGGCCGACGAGGACCGACTTGACAGCCGTGCCCGGGTTGGCCATGTGCGGGTTCTCGTAGACCGGGCGGCCCAGGAGGAGGTCCCGCGCGTTGCCGTCGAGGCTCGGCTGGAAGATGTACTGACCAGCCGTGTCCTTCAGCTTGCGGACAGCGCCGATCGACGCGCCGTTCATCATCCACCCCACACCCGGGAGCAGGCGCGCCGCGCCGTCCAGGCTGTAGTAGAGGTCGATCAGGTTGTCGGCGGTGAACGCACCCGTGACGCCGGTGCCGCCGGTGACGCCGGAGCCGGCCGCGCCGACGATGCCCTGCGGCTGGACGGTGCCAGTGCCGTTGGTCAGCGCGTTCTGGACGTTGTAGCCCAGACCGTTGCCGACCTGCTCGGCGAGGAAGCCGAGGAGATCCACGCCGGAGTCCTCGATCATCTCGCGCGACACCTGGATGAGGAAGCCGTACTTGAAGGCTTTCAGCTCGGTGAACGCCGAGAAGGTCGGGTCCTGCTCGGTGAAGGACTCGCCCTGCGGCGTGACCGTCGACGAGGACGAGTACGCGTTCAGGCGCGGGACCTGGAGGGTCTCGCCGCCGGCCGTGTTCAGCACGGTCGACACGTCCAGCATGGGGCCGACGAGGCGCGCCCGCATGATGACCTGATCGTAGAACGACGTCGGGACCGGAGCACCCGTGCTCGAGGTCAGGACGTCGCGCTTCTCGAAGTTGTACGAGCGGACCTCGCCACGAGCCAGGGCGCGGATCGCCTCGGCGTCGCCGTCGTCGCCCGCCGGAGCCTCGTCCGTGCGGACCTCGGCAGCCACGGCGTCGAGGCGCGCCGCGCGCTCCTCGTCGGCCTTCAGCTGCTCGATGATCGCCGCGCGCGAGTCGAGCTCGCCCGAGATGCGATCGTACGTCTCCTGCTCCTCAGCGGTGAGGTCGCGGTTCTCCGCAGCGGCCGCGTCGAGGAGATGCTTCGCCTCGTGCCACGCCGCCTGACGGAGATCGTGCTGGCGCTTGATGTAATCGGACACCATGATCCCCTTTCTAGGAATCGAGATTGACTGGACACGCCTGCGGCTCCGCAAGGCGAACACCCGACGCGGCTCCGCATCAGGCAGTAATAGGATACCCCTAGAAAAAGGCGAATCTAGACGCGCGCCAGCAGCACGTCGAGCTGCTTCTGCTTCAGCGCCAGAGACGCCGCCGCATCATCACGCGACGCGCGCAGCTTAGTCACCGCCGCATCCAGCACGCCGGCCAGTTCCTCGTCGAGCATCTCGCCAGCCTCAAGCGCCGACAGGGCAGCGTTCAGCTTCTCAGCCTCCAGGCCCGTCGCGTCGACGAGGCCGTCGAGGCTGCGCACGCTCGCGCTCGTCGCCTCGTACGCCGGGAAGCCCGTCACGATCGACACCTCATGCAGCCGCACCTCGCGCAGTTCGCGCTGCTGCCCATCATCACTCCACGAGTCGCCACCCTTCGGCACCGAGAAGCCGAACGACATGGAGTCGACGTCGCCGC